TGAAAGAAAAGCGCGAGCAGCTCGCAACCCTCCGGGCCGAGCTTGCCGCCCTCGCTGGTCTGGATAACCTGACCGACGAGCAGATCAGCCGCGCTGCTGAAGCAGCCGCCGAAGTTGACGCCCTTAACGCCGACATCGAAAAACTGGAAAAGGTTCAGCGTTCCCTCGCAACCGCCCCTGCCAACTTCACTACCGGCACCGGCGAAGCTGAAGAAAAGCGCAAAGCCGCTGAAGCGTTTAGTTTCAAGCGCGCCCTGAACGACCTGAGCAAAAACCGTCCGGTTACCGGATTGGAGCGCGAAGTAAGCGACGAAGCCGCCGCCGAAAACACCCGCGCCGGATTGACTACCGCCGGCGGGCTGGCCCTGCCGATGTGGATGGTAATGCAGCGCTCGAAGGCTAACCGTCAGAAGTTGGAAAAGCGCGACATCACCGCCACCGGTGGCAGCTCCATCACTGAAGGCGGCGGAAACGTTGCTACCAACGTGGGCAGCATCCTCGATGCGCTGGAGCCTTTCATGATCCTGCAGCAGTTGGGTGTTCAGACGTTCGGCAACCTTACCGGCAACCTGCGTTTCCCTGCCAACACTACCGCCCCGAGCGCAACGTGGGAAGGCGAAACCGATGCCGCTGCAGAATCTACTCAGACATGGGCCAACCGTACCCTGAGCGCAAAGCGCCTCGGTGCGTTCATCGACGTGTCAGACCAGATCCTGCTGCAGTCAAGCAACAGCCTTGACATGTGGATTATGGACTACCTGCTCCGCGCCGGCGCGGTGACTCTCGAGCGTGCTGCGATCAACGGCGGCGGTTCCAACGAACCTACCGGCATCATCGCGAATAGCGACGTAACCGTGACATTTGCCGGCAACGCTGCCAGCAACAGTACCAACGCTACCGGCGCTAATCAGGTCTATGCCGACTGGGTGAACCTGTATAAGGCCGCAATGGTGAACAACGGAACCATGAACAACCTTGCCTACATCACCACTCCGCAGGTGCATGCCGACGCGATGATTCGCCCCAAGCAGACCAACGGGGTCGAGGGTAATTTTATCGTTACTCAGGCCGGCGTTAGCCCGACCGGGTTTCCGGTGTTGGCATCCAATACCGTACCCTCAACCCTGACCAAATCCACAAGCTCCGACCTGAGCGCGCTTATCTTCGGCGACTTCAGCCAGCTTGCCCTCGGGTCATGGGGTAACCCTATCCTGGTGCGTGACGAATACACTCAGCGCGTTAACGGCCTGCAGCGCTTCCACTTCATCAACTTTGTTGATGCGCTGGTACTGCAGCCTAAGGCGTTCGCGGTGTGTAAAGACATCGACGCAACAACCCCCGCCTAAGTGAACGGAGGACAGCCGCAGTGAGTGTGGCTGTCTTCCTTCTGCTATCCGGTAGGGGGCGGCATTCTAAACCGTGGCCCTATGGTCGTTCGATGCGACCGCCGGAACAAATCCGAAAGGTATGAAAAGAGTTAAATGGGTAATAAACCCGGCGGCCCTGCGCATGTGCTACAGCACCGGCGAAGTAGTCGAGCTGCCGGATAGCTTGGCAGATAGCCTGCTGGATAGCGGCGCCGTGGAGCTTGTAGCAGCCGACGAACCGGAGCCCGAAACGGCTACAGCCAAAACCAAACCTGAAACCGCAACCGCAAAACCACAGCGCAAACGTTAACCATGCACCGCCGCATCGTCAGCCAAATTCACGCAAGCCAGTCCTATATATCACTTGAGGATGTGAAGGCGCATCTGCGCGTAGTCAACACAGACGAAGACGCCTACATTGCGGCCCTGCTGGACGTTGCCTTCGATGCGGTGGAGCAGCACCTTACCTATCCGGTACGGCTGACCCGTGTGCAATACACGGCTTACTCATGGACGGGCAGCGTATTTATCCCGGGCCGGTTCCAAGCGCTCGATACGATTAAGTATTACACCGACCCGGCGAACGTACTAACCACAATGGCCGGCACGGAGTATGCCACGCAAATCCGCGAAACAGGATTTTATCTGGAGTGGATTAACGACACAACCCTACCGGATACTTACGAAGACCGGTTAGACGGTGTTCAATACAACCTGCAGGCGGGATGGGTACCCGGCGACCTGCCCGCATCCATCCGCCAGGCTGTACTGCTGAACATTGGCGATTACTATGAGGAGCGCAAAAATAGCATCATCGGCACAATCGAAACCAGCCTAAGCCGTGGCAGTGAGTTCCTGCTGAAACCCTACCTAATCCCGATATTCGTATGAACCCCGGACGCATGGATAGACAGGTCACGCTGCAGCGGTTCACGGTTACGCAAAGCGCAATCGGCGAAGCAATTAAGACGTGGGCAACCCTTGCAACGGTACCGGCCGCGTACAAACCAAGCCCCGGCGGTGAGCCTGTGAACGGCGATAAGGTCGAGGCTGAGCTGCCGGTGGTGTTTACAATCCGGTTTTATTCTGGCCTGAACCCGAAGGATCGGCTAACCTACGGCGGGCAGGTGTATAACATCCTCGCGGTTACCGAGGTAGGGCGTAAGCACCTGATGGAATTAAAAGCGAGGAGGCAAGAATGATTCACGCGAAACTGGAAGGGGTCAACGGCGCTATAACCGCGCTGGAAAGCATGAAGGGCCGCGCCACCAACGAGGCAATAGGCCGCATTGTTCGCAACGCATCGAAGCCTATCGTTGCAAGCGCCCGCGCCCGCGTGCCGGTGGATAGCGGCCTGCTGCGTAACCAAATCGGATTCATTACCGCAAACGATTCGCGCTTTCCGACTACTACCCTTATCGGGGTAAACTACCGTTTCCAGGGTGCGAAGCGCGGGAACAGCGCATACTACGCGCATATTGTGGAATACGGCGGAAAGACAATCAACCGCGCCCCGCATCCGTTTATGCGCCCGGCGTTTCAGATGAACGAGGCGCGGGTAAGAAAACAAATCATGGGCATGATTAAAAAACTTTTAAACATTAAAGAAACAAAATAAACAGATATGGCAACGACCGGAAAAATTAACGGTACCATCATCGGCCTGTATAAGGTCGTGACCGGTACACCCGACACCTTTACCAAAATTGCGAACGGGCGCAGCGCGAATTTCGATTTGTCCGTGGACATGATCGAAACGACCGAAAAGGACTCAGGCGGATTCAAAGAATACATTGCCGGCGAAAAGGGCGGCACCTTTCAATTCGAGGGAGTCCTGGAATATGAGTCCAGCGTATCAAGCCAGGGCCTGTCATTTGATGACCTGGTAACCGATGCGCTCGCAGGTACCGCTTTTACAATCCGCTGGAGCAGCCAGAGCAGCGGTGACCAATACATGCAGTCCAGCGTGCTGATTAGCGGCGTATCCGGCAGCGCGCCTAACAACGACGTAGCTACCTTCAGCTGCACAATGCAAATGACCGGCACGATTACTAAGGGTAACGTAGCATAACCGAAGCAATGGAACAGACCACACTCACAATCGGCGGCAAAGAATACCCGATACGTTACACCATGGCAGCGATACAGCGGGCACTCAAGGTTATGAATGTCAAGCCGTCGGAGCTTGCCGCGAAAGCGGTCAGCCCTGACATGTCCGACATTATGGATTTCAGCCTGAGCGTAGCATGGGCCGGACTAATGTCCGGTCACAAGTTGCAACACCCGGGCAAGCCGGCACCGTTCGCCGGGCCTGAAGAACTGGCCGAAGCTATTGAAAGCCTGCAGGAACTAAATCCAGCTATTGAGCTGTTCAGTGCCGCATGGCTGAAGTTTGTCGGAGCCGGTGAAGCTCAGGAGGGCAACGAGCCGGGGGAGGTTCAGACCGCGCCGGTGAACTGACGGCGGATAGCTTAGCGCGCATCGCGTTCGGCGAAATGCGGCTGAGCCTGTCGGAGTGGGAGGCGTGCGATCCGGAATGGTTCCGGTTGGCTATGGAGGGCATGGCACACCGGGAGCGGGAGCGGTACCGGGACGAATGGAACCGGGCGCGATGGATGACGGCACACCTGCTGAGCATCCACAGCCGGGGGACTGTCAAGCCTACCGATCTGTTTGAATGGCCGGAGGAAACGGCGGCGCGGCGGAATGAATTGAAAGAATTGAGCGCGGCGATGAATGCTGACCCGCGCTTCGCAAAGACTATCAAGATATGAACAAAGCAATTAAGGCAACCCACTACATAATGGCCAACACGGCGGGCATTACAAGCCTTGTGCCGGCATTGCGGATATTCCCGGTAAGGGCGCAGCAGGGCGCGGCATATCCGTACATCACGCATCAGCTGCTTACCAACAGGCCCGACAGCGATAAGGACGGCCCGTCCAACTTTGACTTTGCGCAGGTCATGGTCAGCATTTACAGCGAAAGCATTACCGATGCGCAGACGATTGCGGAGGCTATCCGCACCGGCATGGACAGGAAGACGCCGGGAACCTACGACGGTGTAGCTGTCGCGCAGATTGATTACGAAGGGGAGGCGCACCTGCCAGAGGATGACGCGGGCAATGACCAGGTGTATCTGATTCAGATGGAATTTACGGTTAATTACCACAGGTAAGAATGGCAGAGGGCGGCGGCATAAATAGCCTGAACATAAAGCTTACGGCTGATCCGGACGCCCTGAAGAAAGGGCTGGATACGGCTGTCAAAGCGCTGCAGACGGGCGGCGATAAGATGAAGCAGCAGACGGAAAAGATGACGTCTGCGATGGGCAAATGGAATAAGACGGCTACCGATGTAGGACAGACTGCCAGCCGCCAAAGCCGCGCCCTGCAAAACCTCGCAAACAGTTATGCCGCAATGGGTGACGCGGGCACTGCAGGCCTGCGTGCAACGGCGGCTGAGGCAATCGAGCTGAAGCGCCGCATGGAAGACGTGCAGGGTATCATCGCCGCGTCCGACTTGGAAGGTAAGTTCAAAACCGGCGCGATAGCGATGGGCAAACTTACTCAGGGTGTTGCAGGGGCGCAGGGCGCTATGCACATGCTGGGTATAGATTCATCCAGTGCGACGGAAACCATGGCACGCCTGCAGTCCCTAATGGCAATGTCGCAGGCGCTGGAGGCTATCACCTCGTTGGATGGTGAGGTCATGGCCCTGGCTGGCAGCATCGACCTGGCAGCGGCCCGGCAAAAGATTCTGAACGTGGTAATGTCGCCGCTCGGTATCGGTGCTATTGTAGCGGGTATTGCCTTAGCTGTAACCGCTTACAGCCTGCTTTCTGAAAAGACATACGAAGTAAGCCAGTCGATGAAAATCCGCAACGAGATTGCGGATGACACGCGCGAAAAACTTAAAAGCGAATACGGGGAAAGCCTTGCGTTAGCGGCTGTATTGAAGGACGAAACGCAGAGCCGTGAGAATCGCAACGCGGCATTGAAAAAACTGCAGGCGGATTACCCTGGTTACCTTTCGAACGTAGATTTAGAGAAGACTAAAACCGCCGACCTGCGTGCTGAAGTTCAAAAACTGACCAACAGCATTTACCTACAGGCAAAAGCTAAGGCGGCAATGGCAAAGCTGCAGGATATTGCAGCTAAGGAAATCGACCTTGAGATACAGCGGGACAAAGAGCTGGCAGCGGTGAAGACAGCATCCATGCGCTTTGCCGGTGAGTCTGCGAGCGTAGTCGAGGGTGCAACCACAAAGGAGCGTAACGCCTTAGCAGCTACTCAGGCCGAACTCAAGCGGGTGGCAGAGCAGCGGGCGGAGGTACTGCGACTGGTTAAGGAAACAGGTGCGGAGCTGGATAAGCAGGGTAATAAATCGGCGGCACCAAAAGCGGCTGCAGTAACCCAGCCTGGGGCAACCATTACACCACCGACGGCAAAACCGCCGGTAGTTGTGCCGGTACCGGAAACGCTGGCGCTTGCGCGGCAGAATATCGAAAAGGTAAATGAGGAATTGCGGGATATTACGCGCATTGAATTACCTCCGATTGATCAGGCGGCGTATCAGGCAAGCCTTGACGCCATTGCCAAAGATCAAAAATTAGAGGCTGCAATGGATCGCAAGTATGAGCGTGTTCAGGCGCAAACGGACGCGCTCAACAGCGGCATGCAGTCCGCAATGGCCGGCACCGTGGATAATATAAGCAACCTAATATCCGACATGTTCACGCAGCCGGAAGACGCAATGCGCAATTTCGGTAACGCGATGCTTGCGACGCTGGGACAATTTATGTCGCAGTTAGGGAAGGCAATCATTGCAGCCGGTACCGCGTCGGACGTGTTCCAAAAGGCGCTGCTGGCAAATCCGGGCGCGGCCATTGCGGCGGGTGCCGCATTGGTTATTGCAGGCGCAGCGGTTACTGGGATGATGAAGAAAGGGATGAACGCCCGCGCGCAGCAGGAAAGCGGCGGCGGCGGAGGCGGCGCTCCAATGGGCATCCGACCCTTTGCAACGGGCGGCATCGTGTCCGGCCCTACGCTGGGCCTGATGGGTGAATACGCCGGCGCGCGTAGCAATCCGGAGGTTGTGGCACCGCTGGATAAATTGAAGTCTATGTTAGGCGGTGGCACCGGTACCCTGACTACCAGGGTAAGCGGCACCGATTTGCTGATTATGTTGGATAGGGCCGAACGCAACAGGGGGAGGGTAAGGTAATGGGCGTAAAATACAGGGGCGAATTTGACGATATAAATAACGTCCGGTTCAGAATCGACATTGACGAAGACGGTTACAGCGGCGCGGTTAATACCTTCATTTGCGGCGCTGCAGGATTTGAACTAAGGTACGAGGGCGACGGCTCCCGCGTGGGCGAAGAACCTATCCGATCAAGCGAATGCCGCATACCGTTTCAGGTTCAGAACAGCACGCAGGAAACGTTCCTCGATAACCTGGCGCAATCCTCAGAGCTAAAATACAACGTCCTGATATACCGGAGCGGCAGCCTGTGGTGGGCCGGCACGGTGTTGCCTGACCTGTGCCAGTTTGAAAACAGGGCCTACCCTTACGAGTTCCTGCTGACCGCGGTAGACGGTTTGGGCCGGCTTGACAGCTTCGACTTTGACTATGCAACGAACCCGGCCAACAGCGACCCGTTCACCTATGCGACGATTATAACGGAATGCCTGAACAAAACAGGCCTGCAGGATTTCTTTGGAGCGTCCGACGTGTACCTGCGCTGCAGCGTGGAGTTCACAGACACGAACCAAAGCACAAGCCATGACCGCCTCGAACATCTCAGGGTGCGACGCGAGGCCGTGATAAAGAACTGGGATAAGGCGGATAACGGTAACCAATACGATGCGCTGACCTGCCGCGAGGTGTTGGAAAAGCTGCTGCGCTCGATGGGCGCGCGCATGGAATTTAGCCGTGGCAGCTACCGCATTTACCAGCATCAGAATTACCGTGGCACAAGCTACACTGAATACCGCTACAGCAAAACCGGTATAACGTTTGCCGGCTACCTAAACAGCGCAAGCATCAGCCCGCGCCAGGGTAGCACCTGGCAAAGCTCAGACCTGAAGATTACAGCGGGCGGCAGCTACACCTACATGCCCGCGCTGCGCCGCGCAATCATTCGGGGCAACCGCCGCAAGGCGTACCGCATCGAACGCACCACATACAGCGACGGCGTAACCTCTATTAACCTGGGCGACATCGACACAACAAAGCCCTGGAAAATTACCGGTAAGGTATGGATAGAGGCAACCAAGGCCGTAAGCCGTTTGAAGGTAAGCGTCGGCCGGTACAACAGCGGCCCTGCTACATACGACCGCGCGGTCATCCGTGCCGACAGCACTCAGGCCGGCCGCGACAAACCTTATAACGAACCGGGAGCGCTGGCATGGCTGACCCTTTCGCCGGCGCTCTCTGGCTTAGGTCAGGCCGCAATCGGGTATCAGATACCGGCGGCGTTCCCCGGTGCCGTGGATGGCAAGGTGCAAGTCGACGTGGATATCCTGTTACCGGTAACCGCTACCAACCTCGGCGCGGATATCCGCGTCTTCGTTACGGCTGAAGCCTACGGCCTGGAATACGTGAACGGTCAGCCAACGGCAACCGGCACCGGCACATGGTCGCAGATAGATTGGGAGGGCGCGCTACTGCTTGAGGGCATGGTGGACACCACTAACCAAGAATGGAACGATGAACACGAATGGATAGCCAACAACACCGCGCAGGCGGATAACAGCGTAACCGTAGAGCTTGACGATTGCCTTATCGACACGGTGACGCAATACACCGAGGGAGTAGAAGTTTACAACGGTACCGGCTGGCAGATTGGCACCGGGTGGAAACGTTTCAGCGGCGACACTGCAACCGCGCTACCATTGCCGCAACTATTGGCAGCGTACATAGTCGGGCATCATTGGCGCCCGGTGCGGGTATTGCGTGCCAACTTCCGCGACCTGCCGGGCTTTCTGTTCGATAACGTGAACGCCCCGGTTAACGGGTCGGACGTGTACGTCTGGAACGGCGGCACGTTCACTGCCAATACCGGCCGGTGGGAGGGCGAATGGATCCGGTACCAATTCGACGCGGCGGCGTTCAACACAACCGTGAACCTACCGCGCAACCGCGACACGATTGGCACGCATGACAGGGATATTAAGAGCCTGCGCCAGCGCATGTCTGACATGGGGCAGATAGCAGGCGGCACTATCAGCCGGTGGATTGACGGGTACCTGAACCAAGCAAACGGCAAAGCGGATATCGGCACGCCGTCCGGCGGTGACGTGTGGCGGCCTGCTATTGTGTTTGGTACGGACGACGGATTCCAGGCGGATATCCAACCGGTTAACGTGTTCGGCAAAACGGTGCGGGACATCAGCACCAATACCACGCTGGATAAAGAGGCGCGCAAAGTGTTTGTAAATACCAGCGCCGGCGAGGTTACGGTTACGCTACCGGCTGCGTCGCAGTTCCCAGATTGGGAGCAGCTGGTAATCATTAAAACGCAATCCACGCATAAGGTTAAGATTGACGGCAACGGCTCGGAAACCATTAACGGCTCGACTGTTATAGAGCTGACCGGACATTATGAAACGGCTACCCTGGTAGCCTACAACGCGACTGAATGGATAAAACTGTAAACAATGCAACCTAATAGTAATAGTTCAATAGCCGCCCTTTGCACCATTCAGTGCCGCAAGGGTGACACGTTCAGCCGTGACTTCGCTTTCACCAATGCCGACACCGGCGCGGCCATAGACATGACGTCTTACGTGCTGGTATTGACCGTGAAAAATTCAGCCGGCGCGGCGGTGCTGACCATATCCGGCGCTGATTGGAGCGGCACTGCAAGCGCGGGCCTGTTCACGGCAACTAAGAGCGCGGCAACAATGGCCGGCGTAGCGGCGGGAACCTACGCCTATGACCTGCAAATTACCCTGCCGACGGCTGAGGTAGTAACCTGGCTGCAGGGTAAATTTGTAGTGGACACTGATATCACAACCGCATAAGCATGGGAGACTTCGTTAATGTATTCATAGGCGCGCCCGACGGTCAGACGGCGGTCAGCCTCAGCAGCGCGGATAAGATTCATGTCAGCATCGCAGCCGGGTTCACCGGCTCAAACGGCGGCGGCGGCGGTGCGACAAATATCACAATCACCAGGGCGGCAACTACGGTAACCGTCAACAGCGACACCGGCACCGACGGAACCATCGCGGCAGCCGACGGCACGAATGCCGGCGTAATGACGGCGGCCATGCAGGTAAAGCTGGCAGGGATTGAAACAGGCGCGGAGGTTAACGACAGCGCGGCTGAGATACTGGCAAAGGTTATCACTGTAGACGGTGCCGGCTCAGGGTTGGATGCCGACATGCTCGACGGTAACCATGCAAGCGCTTTTGCGGCGGCGGTGCATACGCATGTTATCGGTGACGTAACCGGCCTGCAGACAGCCCTCGATGGCAAAGCCGCTACGGTGCATACCCATGCAATCGGAGATGTAACCGGCCTGCAGACAGCCCTCGATGGCAAAGCCGCTACGGTGCATACCCATGCAATCGGAGATGTAACCGGCCTGCAGACAGCCCTCGACGGGAAAGCCGCAACGGTTCACACCCATGCAATCGGTGACGTAACCGGCCTGCAGACAGCCCTCGACGGGAAAGCCGCAACGGTTCACACGCATGCCGCAAGCGACATTACCAGCGGCACGCTCGACGGCGACCGGCTGCCAGGGTTAAGCACAACCAAGCGCGGCGGCGTTCCTGCAACCGGCACGCCGTCCGGAAAGTATCTCAAGGATGACGGCACCTGGGACACCCCTGCTGGAAGCGGCGGCGTATCCGACGGTGACAAGGGCGATATAAC